GGTAATTCGCACCCCGATTTATTACAAGTGTGTGGCTTTTAAACATAGTCAACTAATAGAAATTAACTAGTGTGATTACGGTCAAGGTCGATACAAGGGGGATTCAGCGGTTGAGTGCTGAGGTCGCTGGTTATGGCAAGCAAGTGCGGTACGCAACCATGCGCGCCCTCAACTCTGCGGCCTTTAAGGCGACACAAGAAACTTCGAAGGAAATCGGGCGAGTATTTGACCGGCCGACGCCGTGGGTGATGAAGTCCGTCCGATACGTGAAGGCGACGCCGAATAAACTCGAGGCGCAGGTTGATTTCGACTTCTGGGGAAACAAACAGGGCGTCACGGTTTCGCATGTACTCAATGCTGAAATCCATGGAGGAAGGCGCCGCCAGAAGCGACACGAGATCGCGCTCCAGAGCGCCGGTATCCTCCCGCGTGGAATGGTGATTGTTCCGGGTGATGCCGCAAGGATGGACGCTTACGGAAACATGAGTTCTGGGCAAATCGTTCAGATCATGTCCTGGTTCCAGGCGTTCGGCGAGCAAGGCTACAGCGCCAACATGAAATCTGCTGGTGTGAAACGGCTTGCACGCGGCAACAAGAAGACGGGTGAACGCGGCTTCGCATATTTCGTTCTCAAAAAGCGCCATGGGAAACTGCTTCCTGGCGTCTACCAGCGGTTCAACTTCGGCAAGATGGGCAGCGCCGTCAAGCCGGTGATGATCTTTGTTCGCGGCGCATTCTATCGTCGCCGACTCGACTTCTATGGAATCGCTGAACGGGCGGCCATCAAGGAGTTCGACGCTCAATTCCCTCTGATGCTCAACGAGGCCATAAGGACGGCGCGGTGAGCTGGTCGAACTACGACGACGTACTCGAGCAGCTGCGCGGTTTCGGCCTGCTCGACCGCCATGGCGGCATGCTGCTGGACCTCGAGGTCGACACGACCCGCCCGGTGCGCGGTCTGGTCGAAGGCGAAGACCGCGAGCTGCGCGGCTGGTACTGGCTGAACGAGATCCAGATCGACGGCGAGCGCTACATCGTCGGCGCCTATGGCTGCTACCACGGCAACGACCCCGGCAAGCGCAAGGTCGAGCTGCGCCGCGACGGCAAGCGCCGCGAGATCACGCCGGAGCAGAAAGAAGCCATCAAGGCCCGCCAGCGCGCCAACCAGGCGCGCATGAAAGCCATGCGCGAAGCCGAGGCCGAGCGCGCCGCGCAGCACGCCGCCATGGTGTGGCGCGCCTACGTGGAGGAGGGCGCATCGGATTACCTGCAGCGCAAGGGCGTCCGCGCCTACGGCGTGCGCTTCTCGCCCTCCGGCAACGGCACCTTCGCCGTGCCCATGATGGACGCCGGCGGCAAGGTGTGGGGCGTGCAGATCGTGCGCGGCAAGGGCCGCGGCAGCAAGCTCGAGAAGCAGTATTTCCCCAAGGGCGTCGCCGTCCAGGGGCACTACCACCTGCTCGGCGGCATTCCCGCGCACCTGGTGCTCGTCGCCGAGGGCTACGCCACCGCCGCCTCGCTCCATGAGGCCACCGGCCTGCCCGTCGCCGTTGCCTTCGACGCCGGCAACCTGTTGCACGTCGCAACAGCCATCAAAAAGGCTTATCGCCGCGCCCGCATTCTCGTCTGCGCCGACGACGACTACCTCAGCGCCGGCAATCCCGGCGTCACCGCCGCCCAGGCCGCGGCGCATGCCGTCGATGGCGCTTGGGTCGCGCCGGTCTTCGCCGTCGAGCGACCGATCGACAAGAAAGGCCCCACCGACTTCAACGACCTGCAGGCCCTCGAAGGGCAGGCCGTCGTGCGCGCCCAGGTCGAGGCCCGCCTCCGGGAGCTTGGCTGGCCGATCGAACCCTCCGGGCGGGAGACCGTCGCCAAGGGGGCGGGGGAGCGTACCGCGCTGCCGTCGATCATGCAGGTCGACGACGCCCTCGACCGCTACGTGCTGGTGTATGGCGGCAAGGGCACGCTGTTCGACGACGTCGAGCACATGCTCGTGCCCAAGGTCGACGTCGTCGAGCTGCTGCCGAAGGACGGCTGGAACGAAATGCGCGCGCGCAAGCGCGTCGCCCGACTCGACGAGGTCGGCTTCGACCCCGCCGGCGCCGATCCGCGCATCCGCTGCAACCTCTGGGGCGGCTGGCCGACGACGCCGCGCGCCGGGCGCTGCGAGGCCCTGCTCGAGCTGCTCGAATACCTTTGCAGCGGCGAGGCCAACGCCGCCGAGATCTACAAATGGGTGCTGCGCTGGCTCGCCTACCCGATCCAGCACCCCGGCGCCAAGATGCGCACCGCGCTCGTCTTCCACGGCCCGCAGGGCACCGGAAAGAACCTGTTCTTCGAAGCCGTCATGGCCATCTATGGCGACTACGGCCGCATCATCGACCAGAGCGCCATCGAGGACAAATTCAACGACTGGGCCAGCCGCAGGCTCTTCCTCATCGCCGACGAAGTCGTCGCCCGGCAGGAACTGTTCCACACCAAGAACAAGCTCAAGGGCATCATCACCGGCGAGTGGATCAGGATCAACCCGAAGAACGTCGCCGCGCACGACGAGCGCAACCACGTCAACCTCGTCTTCCTCAGCAACGAAAGCCAGCCCCTGGTGCTCGAGCGCGACGACCGCCGCTACACCGTCATCCGCACGCCCGAGCAGCTCTCCGCGCATTTTTACGCCGACGTCAAGGCCGAGCTCGCCGACGGCGGCGTCGCCGCCCTGCACGACCACCTGCTCAACCTTGACCTCGGCGACTTCGACGAACACGCCAAGCCGCCCATGACCGAGGCCAAGATCGCCCTCATTGATCGCAGCATGGACAGCGTGCTGCGTTTCCTGCGCGACTGGCAGGCCGGCGACATCGAGCACCGGCCCGGCGACCCGCCGCTGCCCTTCTGCCCCTGCTCCAGCAGCCACCTCTACCGCGCCTACCTGGAGTGGTGCCGGCGCATGGGCGAGCCGCGGCCGCGGCCGGAAAACCAGTTCGCCGGCGACATCGGGCAGCAGCCGGGGTGGTCGAAAGACCACAAAAACCGCCGGAAAAGCTTCAACTCATCCGAAACCATCCGCCAGCGCTTCGTCATCCCATCGGACAAGGCCCTGGCCGGCAGCATCCATGCCAGAGAGCCCGCCGAAAACCTCACCGAATGGCTGACGCGCGGTTTTTTCGCCTTCAACGAAGCCATGGGAGGCCCGGAATGAGCGCACGGGTGCACGGGTTAGCGCACGGGTTAGTGCACGCCGAAAACGCAATGAAATCAATACAGCGCACGGGTGCACGGGTCTCGCGCGCACGTATACGCGAGAGCGTTTTATGCGCACACGCCCATGCTCGCCCATTTCACGCGCACGTGATGCCTCGCGCGCGTATACGTGCTACCCGTGCACCCGTGCGCTGGCGTGCAATCAGGCACTTACGCGCGACATACCCGTGCGCTAACCCGTGCACCCCGTGCAGTCGCGCGCGCGCGCCTCTTTTTTCACCCGCTACCCGAGAAAAATGGAACAGATAGAGAACCTGCCGCCCGGCTCGCTGGTCCCGTATGCCAGGAACAGCCGCACCCATTCCGCCGAACAGATCGCCCAGATCGCCGCCAGCATCCGCGAGTTCGGCTTCACCAACCCGATCCTGATCGACCGGAACAATGGCGTCGTCGCCGGCCACGGCCGCCTGTGTGCCGCTCAAAGCCTCGGGTTGGGGTCAGTGCCTTGCCTGCGCCTCGAAAACCTCACAGAAGCCCAAATACGGGCTTACGTCATCGCCGACAACCGGCTGGCCGAGAACGCGGGGTGGGACAAGGACATCCTGGCCGCCGAACTGCGCGCCCTGCTCGATGATGGCTTTGACGCCAGCCTGACCGGGTGGGACGGCGACGACCTGGACGAGCTGCTGGCTATCGGAGACGCCACGCCGGTCGGAAAGACCGACCCGGACGCGGCACCGCCGGTCCAGGCCGAGGCGGTGACGCGGCCCGGCGACGTGTGGCTGCTGGGACGGCACCGGATCATGTGCGGGGATAGCACGGATGCCGGCAGTGTGGCGTTGCTGATGAATGGCGAAAAGGCGGCGCTGATGCAGACCGACCCGCCGTATGGGGTCGATTACAACAACGCTGAACGGGTCAATCCAGGTGTGGCGAAGCCACGTGTGGCGAACGATGACATGACTGGCGAGCAGTTGCAGGCGTTTCTTGAAGCAATGATCCGAGCCGCGCTTCCGTCTTTGCTGCCGAATGCTGCGTTTTACCTGTGGCACCCGATGCTCACGCAAGGCACATTCTTTGCTGCCGCCGCCGCCGCCGCCGATATTTTGATTCATCGGCAAATCATCTGGGCCAAGCCGTCGCTGCTGTTGGGGCGAGGCGACTACCACTGGCAGCACGAGTTGTGCTTCTACGGATGGGTGAAGGGCAAGCGGCCGCCGTTTTACGGGCCGAGAAACCAGACGACGCTGTGGCCGATTGGCAAAGAAACCAGCAAAGACCACCCGACCGCGAAGCCCGTCGCAATCTGGCTGCCGCCAATCGAGAACCACACCAAGGCCGGCGAGCTTATGTACGAGCCTTTCAGCGGCAGCGGCTCGCAGATTATCGCCGCCGAACAAACCGGCCGCCGTTGCTATGCGATGGAACTCTCGCCGAACTACGTCGACGTCGCCGTCCGCCGCTGGCAGCAATTCACCGGCAAGCGCGCCGTCCTGGAATCGAACGGCGAACCCTTCCCGGCCTGATCGATCATGCCTGGCGTCACACAAGCCGAATTCGCCCGCCAACTCGGGGTCGACCGCTCCCACGTCACCCGGCTCAAGCAAGCCGGGCGCCTGGTCATGACGCCGGAAGGGCTGGTTGATGCGGACGCCAGTCGCGCCCTCATCGCCGGCACCGTCGACCCGAACCGCGACGACGTTGCCGCCCGCCACGCCGCCGCGCGATCCGCAAAAGTCAGCCCCGGCGGCACGGCGCCTCCGGCCGCCCCGCCGACGCCGGAAGACAAAGTCGGCAACAACTTCCAGGCTGCCCGGGCGGTCAAGGAAAAATACCTCGCCCTCGACGCAAAGGTCAGCTACGAGCAGCGCATCGGGCAGCTCATCCCCCGCGCCGACGTCGAGCAGGCCCTCGACGACCTGGTCGCCGCCGTGCGCGCCGGCGTCGAAAACCTGCCGCACCGGATCTCCGCGCAGCTGGTGGGCAAGGACCTCGACACCGTCCGCGCGCTGCTCAAGCAGGAAATCGGCGGAATCATGGCCGAGATGCACGGCGGCGCGCGGAAGCGCCTGGCCGAACTGACGCAGGAGGCGGGCTGATGGGCGCCCCGGAAGGTGCCGTCCTCGCCCTGCGCGCCCTCGATCGCGGCTGGGAGCCGAAGGCGCCGCTCACCGTCTCCGAGTGGGCGGATGCCAACCGCGTGCTCTCGCAGGTCGGCAGCGCCGAGCCGGGGCCGTGGAAGACCGCGCGCACGCCCTACCTGCGCGAAATCATGGACCAGCTCTCCGAGAACTCCCCGGCGCGGCTGGTCGCCTTCATGAAATCGTCGCAGGTCGGCGGCACCGAGGTCGGCTCCAACTGGCTCGGCTACATCATGGGCCACGCCAAGGGGCCGGTCGCGGTGGTCATGCCCACCGAAAAAAGCCTCACCGACTGGATGAGCCAGAAGTTCGAGCCGATGGCCGCCGCCACGCCGGCCGTCGCCGCCGTTCTGGCGCGGCGCTCGAATTCCGGCAGCGACAACAACGCCCAGCGCAAGAAATTCACCGGCGGCATCCTCTACGCCAAGACCGCCGGCTCCACCTCCGAACTCAAAAGCACCAGCCTG